CCTTGGAAATTTGACGATAATGTAATAGCATCAACAGGTTATAATGAGGATTGGGCAGAAGGTGGAACATTTGATTGGTGGCAACCAACACTTTGCAATGAAAATTTAGATGGTGGCGAAACTTCTGCTATTGATGATAATTGGAAAGATAATGAATGGAAAAAATCAAGAGGTTTATTTCCTGTTGATAGATTACAAGATGATGGAACAGATAAAGGAATGTATTTGTGTGGAAGAAATGCTGATGGTGAACGAGGTGGTTCTACTAATTACAATAAATCTGGTGGTGCTGCAATTAAATTAGTTTTAAAAGATAATATAGGAAGTGTTCCTTGCTCTAGTAAAATAGTATATGATGCTGCATATCATTCATTTGATAGTATGGAGAGTAGTGAGATTGGTGGAGCTGGTTTTAACAGACCATATTATGCTTTATTTTGGACAGGTGAAAATTTACAAGTATCAGATGAAGATGTAGGTGTTTTTTTAAATGCTGAAGATTTAATAGAAGAACATACTATTAATGATGAAGGAGCAATTCGTTTTCTTGAATTTCCTAAAATACCAAATATTACAAGTGATTGGGTTCATCAAGCATATAATGACCAATCAGGAACAGAAGATTCAGTAAGAATATTAAATGGATTTGGTATTAGTGGAACATTTAATAATACTACAGCATTTGATAATTTTAAATTTGGTATTCCACAATTAAAAAAACACGGTAGCGACCAAGGTAATGATACAGGTTATGCTGCTGTACAATTATTTAATATTTATTTATTACAAGATGCAGTTATTGACCAACCACTTGATAAAGAGTTTTTTGCTGATATTGCAGGTAGAACAGATAATGGAAACATTATATTGACTGCACAAAATATACTTAAAGATATTTTAGAAGATGAACTTAATTACGAGCCGAATAATGTTCAATTAATAAATGAAATAGATGCTTGGCAAAATGATTTTACTTTAAGCGAACAAAAAGAAGCTAAAGAAGTATTTCAAGGATTATTTAAATCGTCTTTAATTATACCTTCTTTTAATGCAGGTGGACAATTTACTTTTATACCTATACATCAAGTTTTAAATGGTGTTTCATACACTACAATAGATAATCAAGATTTACTTAAATATTCTTTTAGTTTAACAAAATTAGATGATGTTAAAAATCAAGTTAATGTAAGGTATAAAAAGAATTATGGTTCAGGAGAATTTGATAAACAAACAAGTTATAAATTAATAGATGCAGATGATAATAAATTTGATACTTATGATGCAGTAACTAAATCTATTTATAGTGACACAACTAAATATTATAGTATTGACTACTACGGATTAACATCAGAAGAAGCAAAATTAGAAGTAGAAACAGATTATATAAGAGATGATGACACAGCAAGAAAATTACAAAAAAGATTAGTGTCTTGGTATGCTAATCAACATTTAATAGCTAAAATAAATTTACCTGCTAGTTATATGAATTTAGAGGTAGGTGATTATATTCATTTTGATGAACTTATAGGTGGTAAGTTAGCTTTTGGATATGATTACACAAAAACAATATTGAAAAATGGGCAAGTAGTTTATCCAATATTCTTTATAACTAAAATTAGTAAATCATTAGATAAAGTAAGTATAGAAGCAGTACAAGTGCATCGTGGAGAATATGGGGAAGATGATGAAGAAATATTTCTTGATGGAGGTACAGAAGCTGTAGTTGATGGTGGTGGTACTAGTGGGCAGGGTAATTGGGAATTAGGCGACCCTAACGATAATCCTAATTATGGTGACGACACAATAGTAGATGAAGAACCAGAAGAAGAACCAGAAGAATATCTTAATTGCACTTGGTATCAGCAAAACAATAATTTAAATAGTAATCCTCAAGTTATTATAGATACTAATATTGAAGGTGAATTTGAATGTGAAGTAGCTATAATCTTTAATGATGAAGAAATATTACATCCTGATACAGGTGAAGTATTAATACCTATTGTTGAGGAAGGTAGCGAATATAATGCTTCTGATTATATCAATATTTCAAAAACTGAACATACCAATACACAAGGAAATATTCAAGGTGGAGGCGTAACATTGTCTACACCATATTTAATACCTGAAGAACATAATGGTATTGTTGGTATTTTAAGAATATCCTATGAAGGTACAGAATATAGTGTTTCATTAGATTATTCTCAACATTATGTTGCTCCTCCTGTTTATGATTTAGGTGATGTAAATGAAGATGGAATAGTTAATATTTTAGATGTAGTAATAATGCTAAATATTATAACATCTGGTGCTGGTGCAGAAGTAGATGAAGGTGACCTTGCTGATATAAATGGAGATGGTATAGTTAATATTTTAGATGCTGTAATGCTTATAAATTTAATTTTAACAGAAGGAAATAATGAAAGCCCTACTTAAAAAAGATAGAATTAGAATAAAAAAACCTAGATTAGAAGAAAAAGCTATTATAATAGCAGATAATGGTATTTGTTCATTAGAAGCAGATGTTGGTGTTATGGGTATTCAGTTAAAGTTTAAAGGTAAGGCACAGATAACGCCTCAGCTTCCAGAAGGATGGATTTTACAAGGAAATAACAATACAATTATAATATTTACCTTACAAACTAATCCTATCCAAAATCAAACATTGTTTAGTTATGTAGGTTCTATGGAAATTGTTGGTGCGATAGTTTCTAATGATAAAGGCGAAAGATTATCTGAAAGAATAAAAAGGAATTATGTTAATTGGGGTTCACAATTATTTGATTTTAGTGTAGACACAAGTAGTTGGGAAGATTACAAAGATACTAAAAGAGTTGGTAAAGTTAAAAAAACTACTTATAATTTACCTGACTATAATTTACCAAAGGTAGAAAAGAAAAAAATTAAGAGAACACAGGCGAGTTCTCGTAGTACAGGAGGATATTAATGGGAAAACAAGTTAAAACGCCAAGATTTTATGTAGATATACCTACATTTTTACACGCCACAGGAAAGACAGGATGGGCAAGTGATGTTGGCGACGGAGGAGCAGAACTTTTATATTTAAATCCTTCTAATCCTTTTATGAGGGATGGGCTTTTTAATGGTGCTGACGCTAATAACTATATGTTTAAAATTGGTCAAAACTATCCACACGCTAAACCAAAAGTAGCTTGGAAACCAAACTTTTGTGCTTTACTTAATCATAATTTTGCAAGTGAACATATAAATGTAGGTGCGGGTTACGGATTCCCATATGTAAGAGGAAGGGATGTTCAGTTAAACACCGATGGTGTAACAGGTGATGTTACTCGTGAATTGTCTGCTTACAACCTTTTTAAATATAGTGGATTTACTGATGTCTTAAATTTTAATACCCGTGACCAAGGTACTGATAAAGTTTTTGACCCAGTATATAATGGAACAAGTATAGCTACTTGGACAACGCCCACAGGGTCTAGACAATGGACAACATTTGAGCTTTTTTATGCAATTTCAGGTAATTATGGTTATGATGGAACAAGTGATTCTGGTGCTTGGGGAACTGGTGCTGGATACCCTCATCAATTAGGCTCTATGGTGGTAGGTAAGTATTGGGATGCTCCTAATTCGCCTGATTTATCACTTACAATGTCAAGACGATTTGAAGGCATTAAACGTCAAAAAACAATAGGTGGTAAAACATTAGCTAATATTTATTATGATGGACCAACAGAATGGGCTATGAATAGAATTTCAGCAGATTATGATGGTCAACCTACATATAAATATCCGCCATTTGAATTAGATGCAAGAAATAAAGTACACGAAGATTGGAATGATACTCTTTCATCTGATTTTAACGAAAGAGTTAAAAGTGGTTTAGGTAGAAAAGGATTAAGAAGCTGGAATTTAACATTCTCATATATAAGTGAAAGTGATATGTGGGCAGATTATGAGGTTTCTAATAGTATTGTAGATGATTCAGGAACAACACAAAATGAAGTCAATATGCTTGAAGATGATAGTTTTAATTTTGTATGGAATTGTACTTTAGGTGGAACTTTGCCTTTTATATTTCAAGCTGATAATGCTAATAATAATCCTGACCAGTTCTCAATATGCACATTTAGAAGCAACACTTTAAGTGTAAAACAAGTAGCTTATAATACTTATAGTTTAAGTGTTACTATTGATGAGGTTGCCTAGCATTAGGTAGAACAATACCCATATCTATTACTGCCCATCTTTTGATTATTTCAATAAGTTCAGTAAATTCTTCTACAGATAATTGTTTAGTAGATCCAATATCATACTTTTCTTTTATAGTTTCGTGCATTTCTTGTTCAGTATAGCCTAATTCTTTTGATAATATCCTAATTATAACCCTGTAGTAAGCATTTTGTTGTGGAGAACGCACCTTTTCGGCAGGTTTTATCTCTAGGTGAACATCACCCTCAATTAGATATAAGTAGTCTCTAAATCCAAGATTATCATCAAGTGTTAATTTACCTTGTTTTATTTTACCTGCGAATTTCATTCTGCGAAATACCCCCTTAATAAATAAAAAGCCTCTTTCCATAGGTTAAGGCTATGTTTGTGTTCAAATTGATAAGAACCCATAGTATGTCTTTCTGTGTGGTGTTTACGGCACAATGGTATGCAAGTAAAGTCTTTGATAGTTTGTTTTTTTCTATCGCCACCCATTCCTATTGTATCTTGATGGTCTGCATCTACTGGACTGCCACCACATACTAAACAATGTTTAGATTTAATGTATTTAAGATAATCTTTTGAGTTTACCATAGTTCAACTATTCTTAATATAATACAATACCAAAAAGCGATACCTAAAGTAATCATTGTTAAATAAATAAAAACATTCAGCCACTTAATCTTCATCTACAAACCTCTCTTTCATAGAGAAAAACTTTTCTATTGATTCTATTATAATCCCTGATATAAGGAATACTCCAATAGTTACTAGCAGTGTTACAAATATAATTTCCATTTTATACCACCTTTACATATAATGGATTGTAAGGCGATGAACCAAGACCACCACCAAATCCAGTTAATACTAATAATGTTATTATAATCAACATACCTATTATAAGGCTCTTAATATCTATATTCATTTTACTCTCCAAACTCTATGTGTATCTTCATCTATTGATTCAATAACAAACTGGCTCCCTAAAGAAAGCCCTTGTGCTATCCATATATAATAGTCTCTAATAGTATGTTTTTTTCTTTCTTCTATTTTAATAGACTCTCCAACCTTTAGTTTAGACAACGCATTAATACATTTCCATTTATATTTTTGCACAGGTTGTTGGTATATTTTTTTACCTTTTGGTAATGGAATATTTTGTTCTATTTTTACTTCTTTTTTCATTTTATTCTCCTTTTAGTCTATCCAACCATTTTTCAGTTATACTAGGTTGAGTTGATTCTTCGTGTTCAACGGCTTCATCTTTAGTTAAGAATCTCTTGCCGTCACTTGTTATCCAAATCTGTGCTAATTCGTGTGAAATCATTTATTCTCCAATTTTAAGAGATAGTGCATCGAAAGGGTGTGCCAAAGGTAGGGAGAATGAATAAAAAACCTACCACCTATCTCTTTTTGTACTCCAACAACCAATCATTCAATTCTTGTACTACGTAAATCTTTCCTCTGTCCTCTTTAATCACCTGTATATCTACTTCTTCAGAGGGTTTGATCCATTTCGGCAAAGCCTTTCTAACTTTAGCTTGAACCTTAATATCATCATCAATAAGAATATCAACTTCTTCGTGATGTCCTAAAGCTCTGCCGTTGCTCCCCCAAGCACGAACACACTTAACTTCGTGTAATTCAACGGCATCTACTATTTCTCTTTCAAATCTATTTCCTTTAGCTTTACTTTTGTTAGGCATTAATCTTCCTTTCTAAAATGTCGGTCTGCGTAAATACTTTGTAATAACCACCAACACTCTCCATTGCGAGTCGCTTTCATAATCTTTTCATCTGCTTTGTTTCTTTTCTTTTTATTATAATATTTCTGACATTCTTTGCAGTAAGTTGTGTTAGTCCAACCTCCGTCTGCCCATTCTGTTTGATTTTTTTGGCATTTGCATCTCGGACATTTCTTTTTCATACTGCTCCTTTTTAAAGTGGAGGGTAGGCATCTCTTAAGGAGGGAGATGAATGAGTGTGCGAACTCGGATAGTACCTACCCTATAAGTTATTTATTTCGTCTAAAGTTTTTTCGGCTATATCTCTTGCAATAGATGTTTCGGCAGATTCTTCTATAATCGCTTCTAATCCTTGTATAGCTAACTTTAGTTTTTCAGAATCAATATATAATTCCATATTATCCTCGTTTTGTTAAAATCTTTGAGTTACAACATTTAGTTTCTTCTAAGTGGATAGTCTTAATTCCTCCGAAATAAGTATCGCCACAACTTGCACAATATCCAAATCTTGATGCTCCTCTAGTGTCTAGCTTGTAATTTTCATATTCTTTACTATCAGATATAACCTCATCTTCCCAAGTTGCTCTTTTGAGGTATCTGACAGGGTCAAGGCGATATACTTTATCCCTATCCTTAATATAATGTTTTGTATGGCTCATAATCTTTGATATTAAATCTTTTGTAATATGTTTCTTCCAATATTGTAGACTTTGTCTTTTAGTCGTCTTTTTTCCGTATAAATCCCACCATTTATCAAAATCTTTATCAGAAGAAATTGGCAAAGCAGTTGCCTTTGGTTTATTAATCAATGTGCTTATTACTGATGTGTTTACCTCAACCCAACGAACCTTGCCTTTTTCTCTGATTGCTATTTCCATTAGAATCGTAAAGCCCTAACAGGAGTTATAGTTTTTCTAGTTATACTGCACTTCCTAGTTCTAGCTTCAACAACTTGATTTGATTTTTTCAAGTCATTAACTCTCCCACTTACTGCATTGATTTCCCTTAAAGCATTTAAGATGATTTGTTTTTGAGTAGGTTGCTTACCACTTGATTTTAAGTCATTATAAGCAATTATTGATGTAGTTCTTACCATTATTCATTCTCCTTTTTTTTAAAAATACTATCAACATAATCAAAAAATGAATTTACTCCAAAATAATCTCCATCTAGCAAGTGTTTATAACCCTTTTCAATTGTTTGGTTTTTGTTAGGAATTATATCTTCTTTCATTTTTTTTATAAGTTCATCTTTTTTAAATACTCCGTTACCTTTCCAGTACCATTTTTCTTCACTCATTATCTTCCTGCCTTTCTTCTTCCATTTTTGTTAATAAATCATCAACAGGTTGTGCTATATAATCAGATATATCAGAAAGATATTCTTCTGTTCCATCTTCCCAAGTATATTTAATAGTCCAATGTACTATTTTCATTCTTTACTCCCTCTCTTAAAACGGTAAATCGCTATCCGTTTTAGGTTCTTGTTTTTTTTGTTCTTCATTTAGTTTAAGGCTTATGTATTTTTTACCACTTTTAGCAGTATTAGTCCAAGCCGAGATATAATACTTCTCGCCTTTTATAAGCACATTACCAGTAAGATTAGGGTGTTTATCACTTGCTCTATCTTCTACTACAAATAATACACCAGTCATATCTTTATTTTCCATTTACTTTCTCCTTTAAGTAATTGATTTGTTCTTGTTTATTAAGTTTATTATAAGACACCATTTCTTTTGGTGTTGGACATATTTCAGTCATCCATTTATACCAAAGTAAGTGGTAATCAAGTTCTTCTACTATGCCGTCAATACTATTTAGATTCATTTTGTTCATCTTTCATAGCATCTTGAAATCTCTGATTTTCATCATAAACACTAAACTCTACTCTCACACCTTTAAACATTTCCATAAGTTTATTAGCGAAATCATCGCACTCATGTTTAAGTTCAGTTATTAATAATTCATTCATTTTATAACCTCACTTCTCCACTCTTGAAGCCTATAATCATAAACATTTTTAGTTTTAGCTGGTGGTGGTTTAGGTTGGTTTTTCTTTGCTTCTATTTCTTCTTGTGCTTGTGATAATGCCCATAATGATTCTCCTATATGATAACATTGTTCACAAGTGTCCTCATCTTTATTGCATACGGCTTGATGTTCTTCTATCCATTTCATTAGATTTTCCCTTTCG